GCTGACGCGAGTATGTCATTGGAAGAGCAAGCTGAATTAAGAAAGAGGAATCAGGCAAGGGCAGATGCAGCAGCAGCCGCTCGTGCGGGCGGTGGAGGCAGCATGCCCCCAGGGGCGCCAAGCATGTTGCCGCCCCCTGGACCCATAAGCGGCGACGAGCATGCGAGGCGCGGCGGCGGCGGCGGCGAAGGTGGCCCGCTTACGGGTCCAGGGGCTTCGCAGGAGCAACAACGGAGGGCCATGGAGTCCAGGCAATCACAAGCTGCGGAAGCAGGCGGAACAGCCTTGGGATCACTTGTCAGTGAATACAATAAAGCATATGGTAGTGCAAGGAGTGCAAACGAGGCTCGATACCAAGAAATGTTGGGTATTGCAGACAAAACAACGGGTCAGCGATCGGCCGATATTCGCAGAGATTATGGAGAGCAGAGTGCCGGTGAAGGGCAAAGATTGGCTCGTTTGGGAATGTCTAATACTACAGTGTTGCCAACAATGCAGATGGGATATGAAAGAGAAAAACAATCTGCACTTAATCGTCTTGCCGATCAAATGCAAGGCACGAGACTTGGGATTATGGAAAGGCGACAAGACCCGTATCCAGATTCTAGCATGATTACCGGCCTTGCACAACAACTTGGACAAAATCCAATGTCGTCCGGGCAGCAATACACTGCGCTTAGTAAGTACAGATTAGCATAGGACGGAGATTCGCACATGCCAATTGAAGTAAGACATGATATACCAGACCTTAGCAACCTTGCTGCTCTTGCGGGATTGGTTGGTATTGGACAGCAAAAGCTACCGGAATACCATCCAACTCCGACGCCTCATTGGTGGACCCCGCAGGCCGATGGTGGCGGCGGCGGCAGACGTGGTGGCGGTTCAAGGGCCGGCACGGTATGGGGCGGCGGTGAATCAGTAGGCGAGAGATATCAAAGGCAATATGCGGAATCGCCGGAAGGCAAGGCGGAAGCCGCTGCATTGATGCTCGAAAAAACGATGCCCTATGAACTTGAGCGAAAGCGCAAGGAAGCCGAAATAGAGCGGCAGAATTGGGAATTTCAATATGATATGCAGGGAAAGAAAAGAATTGCCGAACTTAACAAGGCCAGACAATATATCACGCAAAGTGGACAATTCAGCCCGCAGGAACAAACTGCACTTTTGCCACTGTTAGATATGCAGATTGCCAATGTGCCAAAGGCGGTTATAGAAAAGTCCGAAATGACAAAGCAGCTTGAAGCACTCGGGCCAGAAAAGCAACCTGGGCGGCTCTGGAAGGGCGATGATGGGAGTTCTTATCAGACAATAATTGGCACAAGTGGACTGCCGGAACCTAAGCTTATGTTAAGGCAAGATCAGACTACAGAACATCATCTTGCCATTGCAGAGGCGGCGAATCAGGCGAAAGTGGTTGCGACTCAGGCAAGATACCTTGACGCAAGGCGCTCGGCCATGATTACATGGACAAAAGAAAAGGTTCCAGTCACGAAACCGGCCGTAGGGGGCGGCTGGTTTGGATATGGTGCAGAAGAGGGTGGGCCGACCGGCGAAGAAAGGTTGCGTACCCCTGAAGAAGTTGAGGCACTTGCTGATAGGTTCTTTCCACTTGGACAGCCGCAGCAACCACAAGAACAGCGAGTGACGCGAGAGGCGCCGGGAGCCCCTGCCCTGCGACCGCCCAAATGGGTGGCAGATGCACTTTCCAAGGGCAGTATCAAATTGACAGAAGAAGAGCGCAAATCGGTAGAAGGCGCACCGAGAGAAATACTTGAGGCCCTTGTTTATATTAAGGCCGCATTGGACAAATGGCCGAATCCGAAAGACATGCCGCCGAGCGTAGTGCAGGAAATGATGGCTGCCCAGAGGCTTATTGATATGTTGCCTCAATAGGAATGATTAAATGTCAATTCTAAGTGACGAAATACGAGAAAAAATCAACGCTGCCGGGGCGTATCGTCAAGAGCAGGCACAAGATCGTGAATCATACTTGCGCGAATATGCCTGGCTGCTAAATCATTCGTCTCCGACGGTCAGATCAAAAGTTGCGGACAAGGTCTCCAGGGAAGTCACCGATCCGCAAGAGAGAGACTGGTTAGTAAACGAAGTTGCCAACATTGCAACAACGCAACAAAAGGCCAGAGAATATGAATATAGCCAAAAGGGCTATGCTGGTAGATTTACAACTAATATCAAAGAACATTTGGCAGGTGCCGGGGAAGGATTTCTCGAACAAGCTCGCACGGCTCAGGACATAACAAAACTCGCTATTGGCAAGGGGAAAAATAGAGCAGATGTTCAGTTTGCCAGATTACTTGAAGGCGCAAAGCAATCGGGGAATCCAGACATTTCCAAGGGAAGAGGCGCATTGCACAAAGCGGCAGCCGGGATGGCCGGAATTGCCCCAGATGTGGTGACCAGTGCCGTCCTGGCCGGCCACGGGGCGAAAGCAGTAGCCGCAGGATGGGCCGCTTATCAGTTTCCAAGATCTCGGGATGATTTTTTAGATGCTGGATTATCAGAAAGTGCTTCTGCACTAGCCGCTGCTCCAGTTGCAGCCGGAACTGGAGCAATAGAATCATTATTGCCGAGTCCACTTGAGTCTGGCGGGGCGGTCGGGGCGATCACTAAAAAATTAGCCCGCAGGATAATTGGTCGATCCACGCTTAAACCGATGACTCAGCGTATTGCAAAAGTTGCCCTGGAGACTGCTGGAAATTATGCAACCGAAGCATGGATCGAAGAGGGATTACAGGCCGCATTGCAAGAAGGCGCATTGCGCACGGCTGGTAAATTGAGTCCAAATGTGGAAGAGCGACCTGCCGGGGACATACTTGGCAAAGCCGCGGAGGCAATGAAGAGTGCAAGTATTCCCATGCTCCCGTGGGCGGGAGCCGGAGGCATTACAAGGGGAGTTAAGGAAGTTCAGCGTTTTAAGAAATTTGCCGCTGAATCAAAACAGGCTCAAATTGACAGAAAAATTCAAGAGCATGTCAAGAATGGAACCGTTCCATCCAGACGAGAATGGCGACAACTTGGACTTCCCACCGAGAAGGGGGGGTGGGCCCCATCGAGGCAAACAAGGTCAGAAACTATTGCGGTGCTTGCCGAAGATACATCCAGGAACGATCAAATACGCTTCGCTTATGAAAATATGGCCCCAACGAGGGATCAGTGGAAATTGTGGGGACTTCCGGCCGAGGCCGACAGGGGGGCCGCCGCGCGATTGGCCTTTATCCGAGAGAAATTTGGGCTAGCCATTCCTTTGCCAACTGAGGCAGGTGCCGGCCTCGTGGAAGCTGCTCAAGCTCCTGTGGGCCCGGCTGAGGGCCTTCGGGCACAAGAAGGCATGGAAACACCCCAATTGCCTCCGCAGGCTCCAGAGCAAGCCGCAGAGGCTCAGGTGCTTTCTGAGGATGAGACCGTTGGTCTTAATAAAGAAATAGGAAATAATATCCGAGAGGCCATTGGATTAGACGTGTTGGGGGAGGATGCTGTACAATCGTGGGAATCTGTTAAGAACGATGTAGCGACCAATAGGGGGGACGAAAAAGCCCTCCAAGTTGCCAAGGTGATGATAGAAACAAACAGGCCAATAACTGCCCATGAACATGTTGCAATGGCCATAAAGACATGGAAGCTCATGGATGATCTCAAGATAGTTGAGGGAATCCAGGCAAGGGCGGCAGAAGATGGAAACGGATCTGCTCACATGGAAGCAACAAAGAATATCGAAACAATTACCGATCAAATAGATTTACTCACAATGGGAGATAGATATGGATTGAGGGGCGGTGCTCGTGGTTTGAGTATTGCACAAATTAGACTTAACAGGGAAAAGTATGATGTTGCGAGTGTAATGCAATCCATGCAAGCCGCCAAGGGGCCGAAGGGGACATTGACCAAAAAGGAAAAGGTAGATATTGTAAAGAAATCAACAGAGGAATCTAAACTTGCAAGCGAAGAAGCCCAAATTAAACAAGAAGAAATAGAGAGTGGGATTGCGGAAGATAAGGAACTTGCCGATAAGATCATTAGGGCTAATAAGCCAAGGAGAATTTCAGGGGAAGCACACAAGGGGGCGGTAGTCGAGAGAGAAGAGATTAAAAAGAGGATCAGACAACTTGGACTTCGTGTGAATGACATTACTGGCGTGCCTGCGGAAGGAGTATATTTACTTGGAAGACTTGGCATAACATATGTCAAAGAGGGCGTGGGGACAATGGCCGAACTTGTAGATAGGCTTCGTGCTGATGTTCCAGGCCTTAATCTTACGGATCAAGATGTGTATAAAGCCTTGATTTCAAGAGGTCCAAAAGAAAAGGCCAGGGTAAGATCTGAAGCAAATGCTAGAGTTGCGAAATTCAGGTCAATAGCAAAAATACATGTTGAACTTGAAAATATAGCTAATGGCATTCCAACCGAAAAAGGACAGCGCGCTCCAGTTCCCGGCGATCTGAAGATACTTCAGAGAGAATTGGCAAAAGCAAGGCATGCTTATTATGAATCCAAAATAAATAGCGCCAAGTTGGAGAGAGCAATCGAGATGGCAAATAAACTTGAGGATGATATTAAGAATGGAGTTACAAGGATAAAGGCAGATCCAAGATCCATTCCGAGTGAATTGAAAGAAATTAGGGGAAAAGTCAGAGAACTTATCAACGAACTCAACATAGATGAAGAACTTAGGAAAATAAACAAGCAACTCGAAACCGGAGAGGTTTTGCCAACTGAGGAGCGCGAAAAAAGACCCGTAAGCAAAAGACTCGAAAAGAAGCAGATTGAACTCAAACAAAAACGCGCTGAAATTCGTCAAATGATAGCAAATGCTGCCCCGCTAACTGCAATGAGAGTCTTGCAGGGAATTGCCGATACAATGAAATCGGTCAAGGCCACTGCTGATATTTCATTTATCCTGCGACAGAATGGGTGGATGATTTCGGCTCACCCCGTAAGATCGTTCAAGCCCACTATTAAGTCACTGAAAGCTATATTGTCGGAAAATAGTTCAGAACAAATATATAATGGAATTATCAATTCTAAGAATGGATTACTATATGGAACATATAATCTCCAGGTTCTTGACGCATCGTCTCAAGATGCAAGGCAAAGATCAGAAGTATATCAGCAAAACATAATTGAAAGATCGAAGGGTGTATTGCTTTTGCCATTTAGAGAAATAATGAAAGCCTCTAGCAGGCACGCCGTTGCTATTGGAAATCTTATTCGGACAAGTGCTTTCGATCAATTTTTATCAAATAATCCAAATGCCACAAGTGAAGAGCTTAGAGCAATGGCGGCTTATATCAACATAGCAACGGGGATCGGGGATGTTAAGTTCCTTGGGCCGACCGTGCGTTACCTTAACGTTGCATTTTTTAGTCCTAAGTTTGCAGTCAGCAGATTTCAGACTCCATATCAACTTTGCAAATACTGGAATCTTCCTCGCGTTCGTAAGCAAATATCAAGAGACATGGTTGGATTTGTTGCAGATAGTCTTTTGGTTTTATTTCTTGCTCACCTTGCAGGGTTTGATGTAGAATTTTTGGACCCAGATGACCCGGATTGGGGTAAAATCCGAATAGGAAACCAGAGGTTTGATTTTCTACATGGATTCCAACAACCAGCAAGACTAATACTCAGAGCGGCAAAGGCGCCCTTTAGTGAATCGGATTTTGATTATATTGATGTATTGGGAAGATTTGCTGCATATAAATTATCACCGATATTTACAACTCCAATTGAACTTTTGAGGGGAAAGACTGCTACCGGGCAAGAAACGACCAAAATTGGAACTATTGCAAGAACAATCTTGCCGCTAATTGGTGAAGATACATACGAAGCCTGGAAAATACAAGGCATAGCTGCCGGGGCCCGTGCCTTTACTGCCTCCACCCTTGGCGGTGGCGTTTCTACGTACAAGGATAGTGAGACCGCTACCAGAAGAAAGGTAAAGAACTACAGGAGCCGAGGGCAATATGGAAAGGCCGAGCGAGTCTTGAATGAATGGAATCTTGAGAACCCAAAAAATAAAATCATAAATCCCTAACTCGTGTTAGCGTAATGGCTTAGGGCCAATTATATTATTTAGTTGACAGCAACACGCGAGTCATGCTATGATATAGTTTTAGTGGTTCGTCATCCCCCTATTTTGCAGAGGTGAAAAATGAGTTTAATTCAATTGATGATGCTACTGCGCCGTCTTCCTATTGGGAAGCTTCTTGCGTATCCTACGGACCTAAAGGACGCAGAGTCTGTTCGATTGTGGCTTGTGTCGGTAATGGAGGCGTTTGATGTTTTTTCCGATATGACTGAGACTGATATTGACGATGCAATCGTTGAGGTCATGAGGAATGTTATTGTTGACGAGGAACAATTCAATAGTATCTATAGTATTGTCTTAATGTTGGTCAATGGACTTAGCACCAGGCACGGAGATGTTCTCTGTAAGGTCTATGAAGTGGAAGACAAATATGGATTTAATCCAGCAATAATCATCACCATTGTTCAATTGATCTTTTTTATCATCAAGCTCATTCGGGACAGGAATGCGTAAATGAAACGCTACTATCTTTTAATCGGGGTAGTTGCAGTTGCAGCGCTATGGGCCGGTGGAGTGTTCTTGTGGTCATGGCTTTCACCAATCCCAACCCCCCCCACTCCCGGGCCAATTGAAGCAAGCGTTATCGGCCCCTCAACCGCACGTGTTGGAGAATTGGTAGTTCTTGCATCTTCCAATAGCGCCAAGAACTATCGCTGGCTCAACGTACCATCTGGGCCGCAATTGAAATTCATGGAAGATGGAAAAGTGCTTGTAGTTGTATTTGATAAGCCTGGAAACTATACCATTGTGCTTGGCCTTGGCTCTGATGGCGGCATAGACGCATGCACGCATCTTATATCGGTTGGTGGTGAAGGACCAGACCCTCCGCGCCCGCCGCCCGGTCCGGAGCCCGCGCCACCTACTCCAGATACAAAGGAATGGGAAGAATGGTCCTATAAACAAGGCTCAGGAAAACAACACGCTGCGGAATTGGCTGAAGGGCTAAAATCCCTTGCTGCCCAAATTGATGCCGGTGCCATTAAGGATATGGCAGAGGCTAGGGTTCTATGGCGGAGCAAGGCTAATGAGATTTTGGGAAAGGACGCTGCCGAATGGGTCGAATTTTCCAATGCTTTTCGTGATCGTTGTCTGGAGCAGGAAAAGTCAGGTTGGTTGCACTCCCTAGAACAACAGAGGGAGATTTATGTTGCTGTGGCTGCTGGATTGAGTCGGGTGGTAAAGGTAGCGGATAATCGGGCTATCATGGTAGTTATTACTAGCGACGGATGCCTGCCGTGTGAGGCCCTCAAGTCTCAGTACCTCTCTAAGGCACGGAGCCTTGGAGAGGTACGTATTATTATGTTAGACAAAACAAAAGATGTTGCGAAAGTAGATAAGTATGCAACTAAAGGAATGAAAGGCATGGTCGTTGTTCCACAAGTTCACATTCAGCGTTATGTAAATGGCAGGTGGTGGCAGTGGAGCCACACTGGCTATACGAACTACAATGAAATGGATCAATGGGTTAAGGCGGTATTTTCGCAAGAGGTGGAGTAATGGGTGATATTGATTATACAGAAGTTAGAGACGAAGATCTTCGTGGGAAGATTTGCGATTTAATACTTGAAATGCTTGAAAGGAAAAACGGATTTGCAGATAAATTTCTATGGCAAATGGAAACTCTTGTTTTGGACAAACTGGATCAACAACTCAAATCAATAGTTTGCCAAAAGGTACTCAGGAGAAACATTGATGACTAATCGCACGTTTCCCCCTTACGGCTGGCTTGGGTACTTGGAGGAACGGGAAGCATGGGAAGCCACCCGTGTCATGGAAGAACTGATGCTTTGGGAAGTAAATACTGATAATGGAGTACAGCCGCAAAGGTACATTTACAATGAATTCGATCAATATCCCAAGAAAGAACTCATTGCCAGACAAAAAATCTACAAGAATCGTGAATTTACATGGGATCTGGAACGAAGGCTTCATGCGCAGGGATTAGTGCCATATAGTTTAATTCCGACTTTCTTCCAGGATACAGGTGATTGCGTTGCCGCCGCCCTGGCTGGAGCCGGCCAGAAGCTTCAAATGTTAGAAATAGCAATTGAAGGCGAAGAGGAAAAATTCAGGGAATGGTTCGTTCCTTGGATTTATGCACTATCAAGGAATCAGATTGGGACGGGTATGCGAGGTGCCGGGTCGCTTAGTATTTGGGGCGCAAGAGCAGCAAATGAATATGGTATATTATTTTCTGATGATCCAAACGTTCCAAAATACAAGGGGACATCGGACGAATGGGGAAACATTCACAATCATGGGCCAATAGAAAAGTCTGAGTATTGGGATTTTGCATCGTTTGCAAAAGACAATCCAATTGAAGTTGTCCGCGCTACGAGCGTAGAACACATGGAAAGTCTGCTTGATGCTGGAATGCAATTGACCATTGCCAGTTATCAAGGGTTCAGGGTGGGCGAATATAGAGGGCTTCATGTTTACAACCCGTCTGGGCGATGGTCTCATGTGATGCACATTACAGATATTCGTAGAGAACCGGAATTGATGTTTTATCGCATGAACCAATGGGGCGCAAGTCACGCAGTGCCACTTAATGGAGAAACTCCGGGTGGCGCATGGAACTTTGCGTCAGACGTTGACAAGGAACTTAGTAAAGATACTGAAGTATACGGATATTCAAGATTTGCGGGGGACGATTCAGGCCCTAGGTTTGACTTTGTGTAATTAAATAGGGGGTAGTATAATGCGGATTGTTGCTTATGGGTTGGCTTTGTGTGTCTTTTTGATTCTCACCGCTAAAGTTCTTGCCGCGCAGGGTGGGCAGCTTGTTATGTCTGATGCTGTACCATTCCCAATGGATATGTATTCTCAAATCTTGCAAGGGGGAGCGCTCGCCGTGCTGGGCTGGACTGTTTGGTACATGCTGGCCAAGGCGTTTCCTGCTCACATAGTGGCAACTAAGGAACAACGGGACGCCTTCTTGGCCGCATTGCATTCAGAGAAGGAAGAGACTCAAATCGAGCGCAGGGAAGTCAGATGCCTCATTTCCGAACTCGTTGGTATGCTAAGGGGAATGGACGAAAATACAAAACACATCCTTGACAAGGCCAATTTGCCTGTCTAGCATGTATGTAGTGAAACGAGAGGAGAGATTCTACGATGGAAAGCTGGGGTGTATTTCTAATTCTGCCCGACGGGGACGAACTGTGTGTCGGGACAGTTGCAGATGTATTATACACTCAAGGTAAATCCCTGGCTTTTTTCATGTCTGACATCATAGCAGACCTTGCTTGGAGTGATGATCCAATGGAGACATCGCGCAAAATTACTATCGAGCTTAGAAATAAGTCTTAGGGAGAGAAAATGTTCAATCTTAATCAAATCAGTTCTGAAGCAAGGTTTCGTGCGCCTAGAATCATTCTACTTGGAGTTGAGAAAATTGGCAAGAGTACGTTTGCTTCAGAATCAGATAATCCTGTGTTTCTACCAATCGGTGGAGAGGAAGGAATTGATTCTCTTGGGGTAAATGCAACACCGGCATGTAGTAACTATAATGATGTAATTGGCTGGCTTTGCTCTCTTGGCAAAGATTCACATAACTACAAGACTGTTGTAATAGACAGTGCGTCTGCGCTTGAACCATTGATTCATGCTGAGGCATGCAAGAATCTTGGAGATTCTGATAATATCTCGAAAGCCGGCGGAGGATGGGGTGCTGGTTATAATGAATCGTTAAGATTGTGGAGAGGAGTTACAGATGTATTGGATGCATTGAGAGACGAAAAAGACACAACATCAATTCTTATCGGGCACGTCAAGGTTAGGCGATTTGACGATCCGGCAGGAGAATCATACGATCAGTATGTGTTTGATGTTCAGGAAAAGGCACACAATCTTTTGTACCGGTGGGCAGATTGTATTTTGTTTATGAATACAAAAGTGCTTGTTAAGAAAGAGGATGTAGGATTTGGAAAACAAAAAGCACGCGGATTAGAAATAACTCCTGGATCAAGATACTTATATACCCAGAAAAGGCCAGCACATCCTGGAGGCGGCCGGGGCGTATACGGGCAATTGCCTTACGAGTTATTGCTCCCAAGGAATAAGTCGTGGAATGTGTTTAAGGATGCTGTTGTTAATGCCATTGCTAATGCTACTGGAAAAACGACATGACAAAAAGCGGAGATCGAAAAAATAATCTTTCTAAAAGCAATCTTCCTACATGGCTTCGTAGATTGATTAAAAAACTATTGAACAAACGGGATGATTGGCCGAATGGAAAATATCCACAAGTTGCATTTGATGCAGTTGATTTGCTTTGCGAAGAAGAATACTGCCCAATGCCGGGTGATATTATATATTCTTTCATACAGGTTCTGATTGACGAAATCGAAAGACTTAAACCTTCGTTTCTTACGCACGACGAAAGGCTTTCAGCTTCCCTTTCCACGCCACTTTCAACTGGAGAAGACAATGGACATTCGTGAAATTTTTGGCTCTGATGATTTTACATTTGTTACCTCAGAGTATGAAGATAACAAGCAATTTGATCCCATTCCGCCTGGGAGTTATATCTTCAGGATTGAATCGGCGGATGGAAAGCAAACTAAGAACGGAAATGGATGTTATGTTGAAGTGGTGCTTGTTGTTGTGGAAGGAAATTACATTGGAAGGAAGGTGTGGGATAGAATCAATCTCGTCAACAAAAGCACGGTCGCAGAAGGTATCGCTAGGGGGCAATTCAAAGCATTGTGCGAAGGCGTTGGCATTCAAGAACTGAAATCCCTACTTGAACTTAACGACAAGTTTATTAAGGTACGTATTGCTATTGATAAATCAGGCAATAACTGCGTTAAAGGTTACAGTTCTGCGATTGCATCACATGATAGCAATGTGAAAACTAATGCTGGTTCACCATTGCCCCATCCCCCGCCGCCAGTAAGCCACCAAAGCCAAAGCAAGCGTCCTTGGGAAAAGTAATCATTACTCAGAGCAGCAAGTGCCCACGGCGGCAGCGTGACAGGGCTGACCTGATAGGTTCGATCTTAAATCGAATGAGAAAACTCAGGATTGCTGGGAGGAGCTTGCCCAAACTGTCATTATGGGTAGCGAGGCCCAGCCCGCCGTGGAATTTTAAGAAAGAAAAGTCTCGTGTCAAAACTTGGAAAAGACAATGTAGTGCTGGATTATATCAGGGTTTTGATTACAGACGGCCGCAGATCCTTTGGGGAGTGCTTGCGCCTAGCAGAGAACATTCACGATCTATGCGAGGAACGAATTGTTGTGCTTAAAAGTAACCCGCAAAGGGATTCTGAAATAGAAAGTAAAGAAAGAAAAACAACGACACGCATTTGTGTTGATGGGCCAGATCCTGCGTGTAATTGTAGCGAACGATTTGCATTAAGGAGACTTGTGGAAGAGTTTTCAAGTGCTATGTTTGCAAAATTGGAGAAAAAATTAAACGAAGGCAGTTCCGGTTGGGATGATCCCGATGAATTCACAATAGATGATATTCACGATCGTATTGATGACCACGTGCATGATCCGGCGCCCGATCCAGTAGATATCGCCAATTTTGCTGCTTTTTGGTGGAATCGACTTGCGGAGTAAAAATGGATATTAACGAGATTATAGGCATACAGTCAAAGACTGTAAGTGCAATCTACGATTCTTACAAGAAGACGGGAGATGCAAAGCCAGACAGGAGATACCTTGGCGCTTCCCTTGTTGGCCATGAATGCGAAAGGTATTTGTGGTATTATTTTAGAGACGCCTGTAAGCAAAACATCGACGGCAGGATATATAGGTTGTTTGCTACCGGGGAATTAGAGGAAAAGCGACTTGGAAATGATTTGGTTTCAATAGGTTGCGAAGTACATGTTTGTAATGAAAATGGAGAGCAATTTGCGCTTTCTGCATTAGGTGGACATTTATCGGGCCACATGGATGGATGCGCGCTTGGCATCCCAGAAGCGACTAAGACATGGCATGTACTTGAGTTTAAGACACATAATGCAAAATCATTTGCACATTTAGTGAAGAATGGAGTCAAGAAATCTAAGCCTCAGCACTATGCACAAATGATGATATACATGCATCTTGCTGAAATGAAAAGAGCGCTGTATCTAGCAAGGAATAAAGATACAGACGCCCTTTATTCAGAAAGAATAAGATGGGATAATCGTGAATCCGAAGACCTGATAGATAAGGCAAGGCGCATCATCACCAGCCCTTCTCCTCCCGAGCGAATAGCTGAAAAAGGAGATTTCTTCAAATGCAGATGGTGTGATGCCAATAGTATTTGTTGGGGGCCGACCTCAAGCCAGGATCCAGTATTTCCGGTTGCATCTATATCATGCCGACAATGCTGCCATGCTACTCCCGTAGTGGAAAACAGTGATGGTGGGATGTGGAAATGTGAAAAGCGCGGAGATTATATTCCAATTCAAAATCTCTGTAGATACCATTTAATTTTGCCAGGAATGATTACATGTGCCGAACCCGTTGACTATATAAAAAGTGGCATCGTAGAAGAATCAATTAAATTTGTAAGCGGAGAATCACATGAATGGTATCATGGATCTTTTGGTTTTTCATCAGAAGAACTCCTTGGGCTTCCGAGAAGTGTAGTTGAAGATAAAATTGTAAATGAAGCCAAACAGGCTTTTAATGTAAGTGTAAGGCTGTCGTTGCTTGATAAGTATTCACTAAGCTCGCCTCCAAATTCAACTGTGACATGGACTGGAAACAAGGAAAATGCTATTGCGGCATGGAAAAGTATGTATGGTGACGATCTTGTATCGCTTGATATAATTGATTATGAAGACAATCAAGATTGTACAATTGTTGAAGTGTGCGACAATAGAATTGCTATTCTATGGAAAAATACAATGAAAGCAGAATTCAGGGCAAGCCTTTAAGGGGGAAAAATGACATTTTTCACGCCAAGAGCATTTCTTAAAGGAGCGATTAAATGGGTCAGAAGCAAGTTCTTTTCTGCACATGATGACTCAGACAATAAAAGGTATGCCTGGCAAATTAACAGTAGAGTAGAGAAAATTCTGAACGAACACATCGAGGATGGGTGCGCAGAATCAGATTTTATTCCATATTTCAGCCCAGAAGAAATGGACCTAGTGCGATGTTCGCTTATCGCAATGAATAAGTATGGCATGGTAAAGAAAAAGGTAAAGTTCGCAAAGATTAGATATTTCAGAATATAAATAAAACCGTATGATTCCATATCCGTATCAAAACGAAGCCCTCAAAGCGCTTGATTTGCACATTCGCTCAAAGGACACTAATCCATGCGTAGTGATACCTACGGGTGGCGGCAAATCAGCACTCATGGCATGGTCTATTGATATGTGGAAAAAGGACTGTCCATGGTTTCGGTGTTGTATACTTGCACATCGAAAAGAACTTATCGTACAAAACGCCAGCGAGCTAAAAGCAATAAATAACGATCTTGATATTGGAATATACTCGGCTTCGCTTGGAAGAAAAGATTATGATACTCCGATCCTGTACGCTTCGATCGATTCTATTTACAACAAGTCTGGAGAGTTCGCGCCGTGGGATACTTTATTTATTGACGAAGCCCACCGTATCCCGTTTAAGGGAGAGGGGAAATATCGCACATTTATAACTGAATGCAAAAAGTTTAATCCAAGCGTGAGAATCATTGGGTGGACTGCAACTGCATTCAGAATGGATGGCGGAAAGCTTTGCCATAAAGATCACATTTTGAATGAAATCTGTTATGAAGCAAATGTAAGAGACTTGATAAATGATGGATACCTGTGCAATTTACGATCCAAGATTGGAGAGTCACAGCCCAACTTGCTGGGAATTCGTAAATCAATGGGCGATTATATCATAAAAGCACTATCGGAGAGAACGAATCTGGATGAAGTTGTTCATTTAGCCGTAGAAGAAGCAGTTAAGATAATCAACAAAGAGAAAAGAAATTCAATTATATTCTACTGTGTGGATGTTGAACATTGCAGGAAAGTATCAAGGGCGCTTGGAAGGCTTGGACTTGTTGCTCCATTCGTAACTGCGAAGACGGAGCAGCGGGACCGTGACAGAATAGTTAATGATTTTCGTGCTGGATACATTCGTGCTGTGTGTAATGTAAATATATGGACCGAGGGGTTTAATGCAAGAAACATCGACTGTATCGTACTCTTGCGGCCTACTCTTTCTGCTGGCCTATACTCCCAGATGGTCGGTCGTGGTTT